GTGTCCGCTGCGCTACAAAAAACCGCCCACCCTTTGCTAAATTACATCTTCGACAACTTGCAACGAGATTATCGTCAGCATCGTTTCCATTTAATCTACGAGGAATTACATGATCGACTGTATTAGCCTCTTGACCACAGTATTGGCAGATGAAACCATCACGCCTTAATATCCTTTGCTTGATCTTAGTCCATTGTCTTGTAGATCCAGTAGATCTTAGTGCGCTGCTACTCAATACCATCCCTTAATCTTATGATGCTGCAAAGCATTACATGGATTAGAGTAGCGTCTTTCAATATATTTTAATTGCCAATCAATCTGTTTGTATCCATCAACTCTACTTAAGTATTTAGATCTACCTTGAGGAATACCATAGTGTGAACCATTCTTGGCTTTAGGATTCCATCTAGATTCTTTGTAGTTTAATTCATCTAAACAATAAAATTGATCTATGTTATTAAGCTGTATAAAAGCCCATTGCCTGTAATGATTGGTCTTATCAAGAGCTACGGAATCATTCTTTAGAAAGGCTATTGTCATGACTAATGACAGAGATATTACCAAACCAAACCTTGCGATCTTTCTGCTTCGCAGATCGCCCTTTCGCTCTGAAAGCGAATTTGCGTTTAAGGGTATCACATCACTCCAAATCTAATAAAATTATCGCGTGTCTTACGCTTGTCTTGCAGCTATAACTTCTGACACCATGCCAGAGCCAATGAATAAATCTTCTACTGTATCGCCAGCTTGAACACCCATTGCATCCATAACCCAAGAAGTCCATTCGTTTGGTTTAGCACCAACAAAGCCATTTCTAGGCGGATGAGCAATTAAGACATCTTTGCATGATTTACCTGATTTGTAATTCTTTCGAGATTGTGGCATTTTAACAATTACAGGTTCCCATACATTTTGTATCCTATTACCTGATGGAACTGCTGATGGTTTAACCCAAGCCATAACCCTTATGCCATTTCTGGAATTTGTAGCAATTTCCTCCATGTAAGTTGAAAGACTATGAACAGTTAAAGCTATGGCAAATCCATCATATTCATTCATTAGCTTATTGATAAGATTTTTGTGAGTAGCTGGTTCATCCCATAAGTAAGCCTCTGGATGGATATCAGGTTTTCCTAAACCATAACCATCACCACAGCCAGTTGCTCCATACCATCGATTTGCTCTGCCTAAGTATGGTGGATCTGCAATTGCAAACTTCATTTTGCCCCAATCAATGAACATGTATGACAAGGCTGATCTACAAATTGCCATGATCCACATTGTTTGCAGCGGATTACAGGCTCTTGAGTGTCAGTTGCCTCTGCTAAATTCTTTGTTCCAATAGCACAGCATTTAAGGCATTGGAATACTCTAAAACCATCAGCTGTGGAATAGCCATCCATCCAAATGAACTCTGAGTTAGATGAGCAAAAGTTGCATCTAAACTTAGCCATTTTTACTAGCCCAACCTGTTCCCTTAAAGATTGCTGGAACTGCTGAATAGACACGACTTAATTCGAAGCCACATACTTGACAAAGAGGGATTTCGTGTTGCATCGGTAAATCCAATACAATACTCGACCCCTCTCTATCACAAGCGTATTCGTAATTCGGCACTATGGAATTCGATTGATTGAATGACAGGAATAGCATCGAAGCAGATCGCCCTCATGAAGTAATCTGTCATCGTTGCAAGTATCACAAACAATCGTTGATGGTTCGACCCTAACTCCGTTATCTGTAAAAGTAGCAGTTAGACCAGAACCATCAATCATTATCATTTCGCCCATTTATTCCTCCTCTCTAAAGAACCAACTGCCATTAGCAGCTGTAACCGCCCACTTAGCATCGCATTGCTGACCTTTTGGTGCGCTGCATACATATCCGAAAAAAGGTCGCCCTGTTTTAGCAGTTCCCTCTTTTAAGATCATTAAGCCATGTGAGCATTCTTGCTGTTTAGGTTTGGTCGATAAGGCTTCTGCAACATCACCGACTGACCAAGTTGTCGGTTCGCTTGCTGGCTTAGCATCATCTGCAAATGACTTTCGGAGTGCCATTTCAATAACTTGCGAATTGCCACTTTTGCCATAAATGTTTTTAATCGGTGCATCATCAACCTTTCTCATATCATCTTTTGTAGCTGTTTTGTCAGATCCTTTAAGTAAGATTATGGCTCGCCCAAGTGCGCTTGTAGCTGTATCCTCAACATAAAACTTTTTCATGTTTTGGATATAACTCTCACGTGCGCCAAATGCAACATTGCTAACTGCAGGTGATGTGTCTTTGCTATCTCGCCACAAAGTTGCTTGTATCAAGATATAACCATTAACTGCATCATGACTGATTACAGATATGTCAGATCGACCAGATGGAAAGTTAGATATAAACCACTTATTCAAAGTAGCCACATCCTCATAATCGGCTAAGTTAAATGCCATCATCTACTCCAAAATCATTCTCGTATTGGTCGTGCAACTCTGAATATATTGCTGCGTAACCAATGATGTCTTTAACACTATCTTTGTGATTTGGAGTTTCTGAGAGCCTTGACACTTTGACAAGCAGCTGCATGAGGCTGACTTGCATAGGCGATATGTAACTTCCATAGTAAGCAGACCACAGTTCGCTGATCCGTTCGTGATTGCTTCGACTGCTTCCGTAAATCGATCCTCTTTGACTAAGGATTTGGGCGCATTCATCTAACAGTTCAGTTCTGCTTGTCATAATCAAATACTGATTGTGATTTTAACTTGCGGACTTTTTCATAATGCTCATTAGCTGCTCGCCAACCAGCTGCTCTGCCTGACCAAAAACCACGATCAAAGGATTGAGCCATTATCTTTGTTATTACATACCATCCAATTAGATAACCTAGGATGCTGTAAAGCACTAACCATGGTGCTGTTGTTTCTATCATGTCGCTCCCTACATATACACAGGCGATCTGTGCATACATAAAGTATGACCTAAAGCAATGACCTTCGGTTATCTACTTTCGGCGTGTTGTATAACGATTAGATAACGCCAATATCCTCAAGATCATCGATATGATCATCAATCGTGCGGTGCTTATAGTCTGTTTCAAGCCCCATATACCTTGCCTTCAAATATAAAGCTGCCATCTGCATTGATTGGCACAGTAATTACCTGCACTTTACGATCCTGAACATAAGCCACAGCAAACCCAGTTTGCCAATTTGCATAACCTCTTGTGTATGCCATGCCTGAACTGCTCAAATCTACTAAATTGCCAACCTCAACGCCCCACACAGTCCTGCCTAATTGACCTCTGGAAGCCTCTGTAAAGGCTGATTGACCTAATCTATGGGTATGCCCACAGACTACGCTTTTTCCTAGCCTTCTAGCCCCATTTAAGGCTGTTTGACCCGGCACTTGACTAAGCGGAAAAGCATCACCATGAACGGCAGTCCAACCATGCGCCCAGTCCAAGCCGTAAGGATGGAACTTAATGCCTAGTTTGTCATAACCCATGAATTTCTCATATTGCATTTCAGGCAAATTTAAGAAGCTAGGCAATCGTTTCTTGATTGACCTGTAAAGTCTAATTCCATGATTACTGCCTACGACATCAGTTACACCTAAATAAGTTAAAACCTGTTGAGTTTGTAATCTGTCCTCATGGATGTTGCCAACCATTTCATCAATTGTGTTAGCGTTAAAACCTCCAAGTTGTGGCAGATCAATTTCATCTCCGATACAAATTGTGCCATGCGGTTTCCATTTGCTTAAAAACTTGCCAACTGACTTGACTGCTGCCTCATCAAAGAATGGCACTTGTAGATCGCTTACAAAAGCGATGCGCTTAATCGTCATCCTCTTCTGTGGGATCAATACTTGGAATGATGCCACCATCACCAACTACCCAATCAGGAAAAGTCTTATGCTCTGTCATTAACCAGAATGCGTGCTCTGGTGTAAATCCTGCTTTACGAGCTGCTTTGTAACATTCGTGCAACGCAATGTAATGCGCATCAATCTTTGATGGATCAGGAGTTTGGCGAACTACGCGACGATTGATCTTTTTGCGTTTGATAGGTTTTCGTGTGTTCGCCATAAACTAATTTTACTTCTTGTTTTCTAAAAACCGCATCATTTCCTCTTGCCGCGTTTCTATGCGTGCAAGTCGATCTGCAAGGCTAGATCCAGCATTAGGAGTTAATGTCCAAAGCCATCCTTTAATAAGATAACGCAGACCCCCAAAGAAACCCAGTAATACGGCGGTTATGCCTGCGGCGAAACCAACCCATTCGTTTGCTGTCATTTCGCATTAACGCCATAATCTACTTCACTTCCAGAATTTGGATCAATTGCCTTAGCAAGCGGTGCAACTAATGCACCAAGTAATACTGCAAACTCTGGGCGAATGTCAGCAACAATTGCCAATGCAACAGTTAGACCACTTGCACCCACAGCTCTTAGATATGACTTGATTGCTGCTTTGTGTTTGTTTGATAGTTTCATTTTGCTCCTATGGTCGGGCAACAGCCATTACCAATGAGTAACTTCTGCGCTTCAGATATACGCCTTCGCCATTAGATTGACTGCCACTTTTGTCTGCTGATGTATTGCCTTCGATAACCTGCAAATACTTTAAGGCTGTATTGTTAAATTTGATTATGCCAACATGATCCGGTTCTGCATCTTTGTCAAATTGAAAGAATGCAATATCACCGGCTTTAGCCTGACCAACTGGGATTAACTTATTTGTTTCTGCAAAGAATTTAAGACCATGAGCGCAGCTTGCAAATCCTTTTTTAGATTGGGATCTGACCTTGCCACCAAGTCCTGCTTTGTCATAGCACCAAGACACAAACATGGCACACCAAGCCTGATTGTTTAGTTCATACCATTCGCCATACTTTGTATCATTGTTGCCTGTTTCGGTATAACCAATCTCAGCTTTAGCAACCTCAATTAAACTTGGCATAATCAGCCAAGTATCGTTTTAAGTTCATCAGCAGTTAAACCAATGCGCTCAAGAATTGCTGCTTTGGCAGTTTCTTTTGCTTCGGCTTCTGCTTGTTTTGCTGCTTGTGCTGCTTTGTCTGCCTCATATTGGGCAAACTCAGCATCATTCATCTCGCGATCAATAACCTCATCGGTGTCAATGTTATGAATTCGAATTGTTGGTCTTGTTGTTTTAGCCATTATTTCACCCCGTATAATTCAATTGTTCCAGCACTAAAATTTCCGCCTGTATTATCAAATACTAAAGATGTAATTGCTGTATTAGATTTATGATAACCACCACAGAAACTTGTAACGTTATCTTCTCCACCGCCTTGTGCAGCATATGATTTATGTGCTGTGCTACTTGCATAATTATCTATTGTTAATGAAAAAGCATTATTGCCACCAGCACGAAAATAAACATCACCACTACTAACTTGCCCAATCAATTCAATTCTTTGTTGATTTTTATCAATAGCAGCAGGCACAGGACTAACACCTGAATAACTTGAAAGAGTTGTATCAGCATTTAATGCAACTCTTAATACACCAGCAGCCGTTGCATTAGTAATACCAAAACCTCTTACAAATAATTGTTGATATCCACTTGGAATAGAGCCAACTGTTGTTGTTGCACCTGATAATGTTGTTGTGCTAATTAAAGTCATAGCACCACTTGAAACTGTTGCCCATGCAGGAACTCCACCGCTTACGGATAATACCTGTCCAGTTGTTCCAATTCCAAGTCTAGTATTTACATTTGATGTTGATGAGCGATAGGCAATATCGCCAAGAGTTGTTTGAGGATTTAAGTTTTTGGTTGTTGTATCAACGGATGTGCCAAGTGTGCGAATAGCTGATGCGCCATCCTTGACTAACGCGGTGTCATCCGGTGTAGTCCAGCCGTAATTAGTAGTGGTTGCCATATTGTCCTTTATCTCAGGCTACGATTGTAGCGTATTCCCATGTCAAAGTTGGATCTATTGTCTGCCATGTTTCAACGATTGGAACAGTATTCCAGCGCATAGAAACTTGACTATAAGCCACAGGCGACAAGTTAATTGTCAGGAATAATTCGTTGAACCTAGTGCTCCATGACCAGCCTTCAACATATCCTTCAAACTCACCGCCTGAAATCTGTGCCGGTAGATTTTGCAGGTTGAGCGGTTGCCCCATAAATACGCCAAGCAAATTATCCCGATCACTATTGTCAATCTCTGGATTTGTGATTGGGAAAGTAATGCTTTGGAATGCTGGCAATGGGAATGCTCTCTGGGTAATATATCGATCTGCCACAGCTTGAGCATCCACAGCTGAGTGAAGGACTGATTGAATGCTTTCGGCTTTATAACCATAAGTTGCAATTGATGTTGCAGATGTAGCTGTTTCCTGTGAGCCAAAGTTGTTGCCATAATTGATTGCAATGTCATTGCGAATATCACCTGACCTTGTAATTGTGCTAAGTCCTTGACCTAATGCATGATTGGCACTTAAATCAACATAGCCGTATGTCAGCAAATAATTCTGCCTGTGATCTGCATCGGCATAACCAATGTTGCCTTCATTGTCCTCGTATAAATATCCAAATGCTGAGTTAGCAATAAGGCTTGCAATGTTGTAAATAGTATCTGTTTCGGCTGCTCTGTTTTCCATTGTGTATAAGCCCGGCTGATCTATCTCACCAAGTCCTAGATTTAGCGCATTCGCCCATGTTTCAGTTGCATCATATCCTGCCCAAGTTGTAGCTGCTGGCACATCGTTCCAAGTTCCAAGCAAAACGCTAGACAATAGGTCATAAATTTGGTTGCCATCCTCATCTTGTGAGATTGTGCCTAAATATAATTCTTTTGCTAACTTAACAAGTGATCCCATTGCAAGGACTGAGTATTGAATAACAGTTGCATTTGATCCAGTTGCGCCAACGCTGACAGTTATGTCTGTTATATCGCCACCAAAGATATTGACATAAGCAGCTGATGTGTCCTTGACTTGCAAAATTAAACTGTCGTTAATATCAAATGGCAATGTTTGACCAGTAAGTGCCACAAATGTAATTTGCAAATAAGATGGATTAGGTTGCTGGTAAATATCTGTTCGACCTGCCTGATGCTGGATGTCGCTTATTGCAATGTCAGTATAATCGACACCTGCGACAGTAAGTTTCCAATCGGGCGACCATGAGGTCATTATCTACCTACTGTTCCGCCGACTAATAATCCTGCTGATCTTGCTGCGCTTTGATTGAGCACACCTGCCACAGCTCTTGCAGCACCTTCGCCATCAATAGCATTTACAGTTATGTTTGTTACTCCACCGCCTGTTGTGTAACCGCCATTAGGTCGAGATGGAACTGCTGGCACTCTGGCTGATGGTGCAGGGTTAGGGATCGCACCTATATTAACTCCGGGAATGATGTTGATAACTTTAATCATTTCATTAGCAAGTGAAACAACCAAGCCAATTGCTTCTCTTAGGAATACAATAAATGATTGAATTTTGTCAATTGTGAAACCAACAAATTTACCAAAGCCTTCAAAACTTTTACCAGTTTCATTAAGTGAATTACTTAAACCTTCATCACCTGTCAATCCTGCAATAAATCCATTGAGTGCTGGTATGCCTTTGTCATTTAAAAATGTAATAAACTTTTCAATAAATGGTAATAAGGCAACGCCTAAACTTTCTTTTGCTTCATCAAATGCAACCTTTAAGCGATCAATTTTGCCCTGAAAGGTTTCTGCGTTTGCAGCTGCTGCGCCACCATAAAGTTCTGATAATTTAGTCTGAACTTCTGTAAAGGTTAATGTTGCAAGTTCGGCTTTAGATAATCCAAGTCCTAATCTGCCAAGAGCTGTTGTGTTGCCATCTTGAGCACGACCCAACGCATTTGCAACCGTTTCTAATTCAATGCCTTTGCCTTTACTAATGTCTAAAGCAAGGCTTAATAATCTTTGTGCTTCACCGGTATCTTTTGTGCTTACTGCCAACCTCTGCATGGCTGGTCTAAGGCTGTCATCAGCAACGCCTGTCGCTAAAGATGTCTTTAGAATGAAATCCTCAGTTGCCTTTATTTGACCCTCAGTTGCCCCTGTTGCAGTCCTTAACGCATTGGCTAACCTAAGTTGTGCAGCCTCATCCTCTATCGCAGCCTTGACCCCATCAACGGCTAATTTAGTGCCATAGGCAACGGCAGCAGCAGCAGCAACGGCAAAAGCAGCAGCAGCCTTCTTTCCAAATGCTGAAATCTTTTCGCTGTTAGTTTCAACGGCATTATCAGCTTGATTTAATTTATTCTTAAGATCATCAATATCCGCAAGGATCTTAAGCGATAAGGTTCTGGTATCTCTTGCCACTTATGCCCACTTATCCAAAATGCGGTTATACGCTGCTTCCCATTTGTTAATCAATTCAGGCTGAATTCTGCGAAGCGTTGGGTAGATAAACCAACCACGCGAACCTCTGCCTTGCCGTCCTGAATATGTAGGAAACTGTTTGAACTTATTAGATCCAAACTCAACACCACCCCATAAGGTTTGCGTGTTAGCGCCACCTGAAAATTTCTGTCGTGCGAAACCATATTTGAACTCACCGATTTTGCTGGACTTTGAAATGCTAACGCCGTCTGCAACTCTCTGCGCAACCTTGCCTGATTTTGTTCGACCTCTAGCTGCTGTTTTAATTTCCTCAGCTGCGTAAGTTGCCAACGCATTAGATTGAATTCT